TGCACTCCAACCACCGTATTCTTCTGGGATTATATATACTTCATCCCTTCCTTGTTCTTCACACCATGTAACCCATCTATGATGTTTTAATAACAATTGGTCAATTGTTTTCTGGTCAGAACCAGCATCCACATGATGTTCATACATTTGTTTCATTTGATTTGGATCAGTGCCATTTAAAACAAATGAAGTTCTATCATCTCTTGGATTAGAGATTGTGAACCCATCTCTATCGAACTGAGTTCCTTGCACAATCATATTGTACATATCGCCAGGCAGTCTTGTCCATGAACGAAAGTAACTCTTGTTTCTTTGTGCATAACCAGAAGTGTACACTTCATGCATCATACCACCGTCAACAACAATAAGTGCATCTGGTGTAAAGTCACGATACAATGCATTACAACCATAAATCTTCCCACGTTTTTTCAGGGCTTTCAGGTCAACAGATTGTCTAGATTCACCGTTACCTAGTGCAAATACTGCTTGTGTGCGTGTTGCATCCATATTGTTAAAATCCACTTTTCGTTATTACCAATGACAGGCGAACCACCATGTAGTGTGTAACTGTCAATCTCTTTTCCAAAGTCATATTGAAAGTATAGAAGAGAACCCATTTTGGGTTTAACTGAGATATTCAATTTGGGAAATATGGTTTCACCCCCTTCAGCAACGTCATTCAAATAACATATCGCAGTGGCTCTTCTATTCTTAGTTCTTGTACCCATTCCATCATAATGTGGGCGGTACTCTTGTCCTTCTTTATAATTGATTACAATACTATCTTCAAATGTAAATTCACCGACACCAAAGAACTCTGATACCACACCTCTATGATAATCGTTTGATTCACATTCTCCATTTTTAAGAAAGACTTCAGAACTTGTTCTTCCACTATGCAGAGCATTACCACTCTTTTCAGCAACCATTGATCTTTCCAACAGTGGTTCTGCATAGTCGATAATTCTATGACAATCTCTTGGCGTCATAAAATTTTCGACATATGCAATTAGTGGTTCATCCCACAGAATATCTTCATCGTTTAGATACATTCAATCTTTCCATCAATGGGAAAATCTTTGCAATCTCTTTTGCACACGATTTCGCCACTTCCATGTGTTCCTTCTGTGTACCGTTTTCACTTCGTAGTTCAATATAGTGTACCCATGAACGTAAAGTTCCATTCATCATCACACGAGTTTTTGTCAATCCTTCTGGTAGAACTGCACGAGCTTGTTCCTTTGCAATCCCATTTTCAATGGCCCACTGATAAGTCTTTCGTGCCATTTCAATAACACCAGACTGTCTACGTTGCCAATCAGCAATCAAGTCTTGGTGTGTCTGATTATCTACAAGTGATGGGTCACCCTCAATCTCAATAGAGTTTTGTCGATTAACAGGGTCTTGTAGTCGGCATTCTCTTTTAGTAAACGCCTCACCCATTGCAGAAGGTTCTGCATATCGTTGTGAAAATTCTTGGAAACTGAAACTACGATGTCGCACAATCTGATGTGCAATATCACGAGTTGTTTCAATTTCAATACATGCACTGGCCATCTCTAGTGGACTCCAGTGTTTGTGTTTAATAAGATACTCAATCAATTTCGCTGAGGTATTATTGTTAAATTGGTTTGCTGGGTTAGATACACGGGCGCAGTACGAAATTAAGTCTTGTATATTTTCAAGACCCTCTTCAGCAAAATCCTCTGTAGGCATCGAATACGATACTAACTTGGCGGATGTTATCATGCGGTTTTCCTTATTCTCTGTCACCATCATCTTCTTTCTTTGTCAAACTCCAATTACCAGTTGGCAATTCTTCCCATATTAATGTATCACCTACATCCCAACCAACTTGATCTAAACAGTCTGGTGGGAATTCTATGAATAGTTCTTTTGTTTTTCCGTCCTCTTGGACTTCAATAGTCCAACTATTCTGTGACAATTGTTTATATTTCATAATACACCTATTCAAAGTGAGCAGTTTTAAATCTTGCTCAGGATATTTACTTAGTGTTTTACACGGCGTTGTGGCCGATAATTTGCACTCTTATTAGCGACTTCTGCAAGTCGTTTGGAAAGTTCTGCATCACGCTTCTGTAGTTCAGCGCAATCAAACTCAAGAGACTTTACACGAGCAGTTGCTTCTTCAAGCTTCGCACGATAGAAATCTCGTTCCCTAATAAGTTCATTCGATTCGTTTGAACGAACTGGATCTGGAAGCTGTACTTCAATATCCATTAGAATGTCTCCTTCACTAGTTGGAGTAGTTTCGTTTTACATTTCTCCTTATCATAAGAAAGAAATGCGCCGTATTTGACGATCAATCGTCTATTGTCTGGCCATACTAAATCATCTTTCATACCCTCATCAAAGCGTTTAACATAGTTCAGTAACCCTTGTAGGATTACCATCGTTTCCAAACTAATCCTCTTTGCGAGGAAGTTCTTTAATAATACAGGATGTTGTCCTGTTTGTAAAGAGAAAATATCATCAAAATGTGATATTTGCCCAAATAAAAATGACATATCTGTGATAAAATTATATGTCAGTGATTGTTTATATTTCTTCCAGTTGTTGTAATTAGTTTCGTTAAAGTCACCTAACCAGCCTTTTGGACTTTGCACGAAATTACTTACAAAGTAATCTTGTGTAGACTCATCATATTTTCTTGCAACACGAGCAAAGAAGTTTCTATCTTTCCTTTTTAAGAACGATGCCTTGGTTGCAGAGGTTCGTCCACCATACCTATTGTAATCGTAATCTGTTGTAAAATGTAACTTGAGACCAAGATACATCTGGTAGGCCTCCCACGCTTCCATTGGAAACTCCTTAGATTGGTAGGGTTGCTACTTTTGGCAAGAAGTTCAATTCTCTTGCATCTGCTTCTAATTTTTCTTTGAGGGGTTTTGATATGAGCGGTGCGATAGCATCTGGCTCCATTTGGTTTTTCTCACAGTAATCTAGGATTGCATCCATATAACTTACACCACCCTGACTCACGATACCTTCAATAACCATAGCAAATTTCTTTGGTGTCATCACTGATATTTCTTCTAGATTCATAATCTTCCTTTCGTTGCGTGAGGGGGGCAACCGGCACCCCCCACACTTATTAAGCAGAGCACTCAAATGTACGCCGAGTGTTGCAACGCATCCCTCACCGTAGGGACACACGGGCGTATTAAGGCGCCACCCTATGCCTTCTTACTAATGTATTCGTAAAGTTCTGTTGCCTTTTCGATTACTTTAGTAGGATTATACATTTCTGGAGTATACTTGTCAAGAGTTTCCTTGATATCTTTTCCAGATTCTTTTGCTTGATCGATCATCTGATACATAAACTGTTCTTGTAGATTCAATTGTTGATCCATCATTTCTTTCGCCATCTTGAGTGTTTCAAGACGAATTTCAAAGGGGTTCTTGTTTGCCATCACTTTGCTGCCTTGGCGAATAGTTCGCCTGTTGCATTTGCAAGTGAACTGACTTGCTTAACCGTTTCTTTGGTAAACGTGGTTTGTGTTTCAATGAAGTCGAGCATTGGTTGGCTCATTGTCTCATCTTTAACCCAAGTGTTTACCCAAGATTTCTTTGCGTTTTGGATTGTATCAATCCACATGTTAGTCATGTATTCGTTACTTAAATTGAACATTTTTGTTCTCCTGTGTTGTGTGTGTGGTAGGTTATTCTGTTACTAGGAAACCTACCGAAACCCTATCAGATTATGCTGCTAGAGCAAAACCTTGAGGTGCAAAATTATCGTTTGCATTTAGTTTAATCGGCCAATAACGCAGCCATCCGACAGTTCTACTCGCATCTATTCCCATCAGTCGATCCTAGTTCGCCCCCATCAAATATACTCTAGAAAGTATAATTTCATTTTATACTCTACAGAGTATATTTGGTGGAGGCGATGGGTACTGCCCCCATGTCCTGTCTAAGCGTTGAATTGTATCAACAAACTGTACTTTATTTATACCACATGAACTCTTTATTGTCAATAATTAAAGTGGCGTTTCTTGTATTACAGGGCCCAGATTACCACCAGTTGAAACAATGCACCCAACTTCATCATTCATTCTAAACACGAGTGTATAGTTGTATGTTGTTGGATTTGCAAATAAGTACATCTTATGTGGTGCCATTTGGAACTGTTTTACAATCATATTCATAGTAAATGAAAGTCCTTCTGAAGATAGAAATGGAATTTC